GCTGCCATAATGTAATTATCCTGTTCTAATATAGTTCCCATATGAGGCAAATGGATCAAGTTATAATTTCCAACATCTATCATTTTCTTTTCCCCTTCGACCATTTGAGGATAATACCCATAGCATTGTTCAAATAAAATAAACAAAGGCAACCACTTGCCCTCTACTGCCCTACCTGCTGCATAGAGGGCTGCGGTTTTTTTATCTCAGATTGGTCAGCCTTACTCAACTCGCTTATAGCGATAACCTGTTCAAATATTTCCTGTACCAGTTCGAGATAAGATGAATCTTCCAATAAATCAGTAGGTGCGATATTACTACCATCCTCATTTTGAGCATTCTCGATAGACAGGCAATTATTTTTTAGCGTAGTAGCAAGTACTTCTGCGAACTCTATCATATCTTCCCTTGTCGCATACTTACCTTCATTCGCTATCACATTGCCGTCTTTATCCTTCTTTTCAAAACGAGCTAACTTGGTACTGATTGGAGATATTGCAAAAGCTTCCTGTTGGCTAAGCTTTCTCAATACTACCTTTACTGGTTTTTCGCTATCTCTATTCCCGTTCCACTGAGGGATATATTCTACCGTTCTTTTCGTTATCACTATTGCCATGTTGAGTTTTCTCCTGTTATTTATTCGTAATTAGTATGTAGACAAAGTATTTACCATCGTTATACGTGATGTGTAATTTGATGTTGTATCAAATTTGCAATCAGCATTGAACGATACTTTTACCAGCCCCGGGCCTGATATATTCGGATTGAAATCCGTAAATCTAAGCTTCGGATAATCAAGTGTCATAGTATTATATGATGTAACATTAGCCCCTAGATTTATCAGTAGTCTTTGTTCGGTCTGATTTGTGAAATCAATATACTGAGACTGGACATTGTATATCACAGAGCCTGTTATCTTAATACTTCTATGCCCTGTTCTCCTGAACTGCGATACAGTTTTTGTACCATTTAGGGTAACCTGGCCTTCAACAGCTTCACTATAGGATATTTTCAAGTTCTCAATATCAGTGATAGCCACGCCGCCAAGCGTAGCACTAGTTACATTCCATCCCCATAGATTATCAGTAGCGAAAGTAGGCGTGCTCTTTGCTACCATTGCTTCATCACGGGCATGAATGCCGACCGTTGCCTTAACTAATGCATTAGCTGTTATATCAAGGTCTAGTTTATGGAACACTGCATCGTAGTATCTATGGGCGTTACCTATACCTTTATATACTTCGATAGTATAAGGAGGCAGAGCACAATTGATAGCGAAATCGCTCTGTAGGGGTACAAACTCATGCAGGAATGCCGAACCGGTAGCTGTAGATGAGGACTGTCCATGTAATCCCCTGAAGAAATGCCCTATCGTTAGTGGATGCACATCCATAACCAAGTCGCCACTATATTTATTCACGCCCTCAAAAGATGGCCCTTCATCAAATCTTGTTCTTATCCCTTGTGATACAAGCTGGTCAATGCTATGTTTAACTGTTTCTGATATGAACGGTATAAATGTAGCGACTGTACCACTACCCTGGAAAGCCGTCTGTTTAACTAACCCGAAATGTCCATTCATTCCATTACTCATTGTTTGTCACCTCCTCTTTTTTAGTAGCTGGAACAGGTTTCACCTGTACCGCCTTCTTAATATATTCAGCCTTGCCTTGCGCTACAAGATTATCCGCAGCGGCATCATCCTCAACCAAAATCTTATCACCATTATTCACATCGCCATATACTGGCAAATGCTCGCTATGTCCTTTCCATATCAACTCTTTAGCCATATTATACGCTCACCCCCTGAGCTTCAACTTTTAATTTAATCGACCCGCCTGCAAAAAATCCATTATCCCCTGTCTTACCATTCGCAAATTCGCCTCCCTCCAAAGTTACCATTTGCACACCTGCTGAAAATAACCTACTACCAGTAGGTACACCCATATTCATTAATGCTATCTCTATCAAAGCAACGTCATCATTCATAGTATCTTCAGCCAGTTCAGGACTATCTAGGCTGAACCCATATGACCATAATTCAATATTAATCATATGCCGCTGGCGGGTACCAGCTGCGATAGTTTGTGTCGGGCTAGGTATTCTGTCCAGCAGATATATGATACATTGGCGGCCATCTTCTGGTATAGGTATCGGTCTATCTCTATCATGGAAGAAAGTTATACCAGTTAATGTGCTATCAGCTTGCAATGCCGTTATTAAATCCTTGCGTATTTGCTTGTAATCTATCTTTTGAGCAGCCATTACGCCATCCCCTTAATATAATCTTCAGCTATCTTAACAGCCAGCTCTAATGCTCTTGCATTTGTCGGCAACATCTTGCGCTGCGGCATTGCCGGATGATTTACCTCACGAGCAAATATCATATTAGAACCAGTAGCGAGATTAGAGGCATTAGATACAAAAGCCAATAGTTTCTTTGTTTTTGGCTTGATAGTATAAGCACCACGCCCACCGTACTCGTGTACTGCAATCCATTTATCACTAATAACAGTGCCTACTATAACTTTATCGTTATCTGATTCGAAAGTGAATGACCCACGAAGGCGGCCGGTAGATATAAGAGGCTTCTCACTTCTGCCTTCAGTTGCCTTTTTATATGCTGTCGAAGGTGCTAAATGTGGCCATACAGGGTCTTGGCTATTTCCTGAATTTCTAAATGTCAATTCTATTTCAGATTGTAGTCTAGTACCTATTCTATGTAGTAGCGGCTTCCTGTCTTTTAACTTAGCGGCCAGTAACTGCAAATCTGTTAATAACTTTTGTTCTTCGACCTTTAATGTGATTTCCATATTATATTAGTCCCTTATTTTGCATATCTTTTACATATATATTACGCAAATTTCTTTCTTCTCTTTCTGATTTTTTCCTCAGTCGGAGCAGTTCTTTGTATGTTATTTCTTTACTGAAATACATATCCGCCTGTTTTTGCAGTAACCGCAATGATTGCAACCAGTTGTTTTTTGAGATAATTATATTATTCATTAGTCTAACCCTGAATTAATTGATATATCTGAATTATTCTGGTCTTCCAGCTTAGTACTATCCACATGCTGAAAAATATCATTGCGCTCATCGAAAGTAGGGATATAGTTTTCTTTATTGCTCCATATAATAGAACTACCAGCAGAAGGTTCCAATACCCCGCCGCTACTGGTAATTAAAAAGGTCTTTTTGTCCCTAATATCAATGAGTTTTTTAATAGTGTCCTCATATGACTGCATCCACCACGGCTTCGGTGCTTTGTCCTGTGCTGTATATAGTCTACGCATGATATAGAATATAGCTATATCCTCAGCGAATGACTGCAAAACAGGGATACTCGCAGTAAATGGCAAGCCATAAGTAGTACCGAGATACATATTTATCTCAGCCTCGGCCTTGCCAATATTATTATACAACTGAGCAGATGTTACCGTGCTATAACTGCTGATAGCAGGAAAAGCCGATTTGAGATTATCTACTGTTGTATAGCTTACTGTGTAGGTCATGTTACCTCACATACTCCCCTGTAATTGGTTCAATTAATACATCCATCTGGCTATCGATATATTTTTTCATATCGCCATCATCAAGGAACCTTCCAAATACCTGCAAGCCCCCGGGCACACCATTGATAGCCATATCAAATTTAGCCTCAAAGCCAATGCCAAGTATCGCCAATGCCGCACTATAAAACTGTAGCCCATCTTTAGCAAAATGGTCTTTGTGTCCTAAGAAGTCTTGGCGGTAGGCATTAATAGCATTCCAGCAAAACTCCTCGACCTGCTGAGTAATCATCCCACGATTAGCATCACGGGTCTTGACTGCCAGCTGAGCCCAGTCACGTATCATCAGGAAAGCTCCTAGCCTTCGTGATGGATTAACTTCCCTATCCCTTAACATAAGTGGAAGATTACGCTCGAACTTGCGCTGCCTGCCTTCTTCGGTATAGTAACCAGTATGAGCTATATGTACATCACGAGCTACGATAGCCTCACCTACTGATTTATTGATTTCAAGTTCAGGATGTTCATGCAGGATACCGTAGAACTTTATCCCTTTATTATTCCTGAAGAATTTGACAGGATAGTCCATTGGTAGATTTCCGGCAGGATCAACTGATAGATGATGCTGGCATGGTGCTATGCCATTGTACATATTTGGTCTGAGATATTTGAGAACATTCCTTGCATTGCAAAGCTCCTCATCACTATCCGGCCAGAATATCCAGTCGCCTGTCGCTTTTGATATAGCAAAATTGCGGGCATAATCAAAGCCCATCTCTATAGGGCTCTCACCGACATATACTTCAGCGCCTTCTTCCTGCGCTATTGCCATTGTCTTATCAGTTGTATTTTTATCAACAACCACTATTATCTGGTCACATATATCGTGGTAGCTATCAATCGATTTCTTTATGCTACCTTCTGCATCTTTAGCGATAATACATGCTGATATAGACGGACGAGGCGATTGGATAAGTGCCTTCCTTTCAAAATCAGGCATATGTGTAGGCTCACCATTTTTGACATACTTAAATAGGAGCCAGCCAATGGGGTCTCCATCACGAGGCGAGCGGCCAGCAGTTGAGAACCATATCTGAAAGTCTTTCTTATCCTTAAACATATCATTCAGGTCAGCTTTCTCAAAGCCCCATAGATGAGCCTTGCGTTTATCTGCTGATTTTTCTGTCAGGATAGAACCCCATGGCCCTGATGGTACAGTACCGACTATCACGCCGCCATCACTTAGATGGCTTTCGAGTTTATCGATAAATTCATCCGGGGCTGGTACATGCTCCATGATTTCCATAGGAATAATCATATCATAGTCGGTCTTGTATAGCTCATCGATAGTACTGAATTTCACATTATCAGGGGCATTAATTTTAGCTGCCTCAATATACTGAGCAGAAATATCAACACCTTCAAACTGAATATCAGGAAACTCAGCAGCCAGCTTTTTAGTATAAGCACCTCCAGCACAAGCATAGTCAAGTACCTTCTTTGGTTTATATTGGCGTATCATTTCAGCACAGAAATTATATCGGGCCGGAGTGGTCACATCAGCTACGGCAGGATTTGTATCGAGCTCATGGTCTGCACACTCATCATAGAACTCTTTATAATTACTATCGCCGCCAAGTACTTTAGAATAGTCGTCTATAATACCCTGCTTGCGCTCGCCTTCTGCCACATGGATGGCAGCCATTACATCTTCATTATAAAGAAAATGCCTTATAAGTACTTCTTTATTTGATGTATAAGAAGTAAACATATTAAGAAATAGATTTGTCCAATCGATAGCGACCTCATCCCATCCTTTTATTATCGGCTCCCATTCTTCTTTGGTTATTTGAGGATTAGAAAGAATACCAATTATTGCATTTACCCACTGCTCACCCCAATCTGGTGCTATATGGTCTATGAGTATGCCAGCATCACCTGCGGTCTCAGGCAGTGCGCCCCTTGTCGTAGATATGAATGGCAAAGAATTAGCCTGACACTCCATAGCGGTGATACATGATACTTCCTCGAACTCAGTAGGATAAGCATATAACGTACATGTTTTCATCAGCCTATACAAGTCCTGCTTACGTAAGCCGTCATAGACTTTTATATTATTTGAGAACTGCGATATAATATGATTGACATGATTATATAGCCCTTCCATCCCTGGTAAGTCATTTTTATATGTGGTTACATGCAATTTTAAATCTGGTATTTTTTCTAATAGTCGTGGAAGAGCACTTAGTAAATTAATAAGTCCGCGCTCTGGCCTTGCTGAATATAAGATACTATTCTTATCTCTTATATATTCACCTGATGGTAGCAACTCAGGGTCTATACCATTACGGGTAATATATATAATTTCATCAGGGAAGCCGTACACTTTCTGTACCTGTTCTTTGTGGAACTGTGATAGTACCAATATCTTATCAACATTCCACATAATGCCCTTTATCTGGTCTCTTACCTGTTTTGTAGCGAGGTCATGGAGCCAGAGAATATTCATTTTAGATGATCGTTTTATGCTAAGTGCCTGTGGGGTACGCTGTATAATAAGTACATCATGTGGTACAGTTTGTGTATATAGGTCAAAGTCCTGTATCGGCATATACTGAACGCCAAACTGTTTATCAGGTTTACCATTCGGCAAATTAGAGAACACGATAACCTCATGTCCTATCTTTGCCAAAGCCTCTGCCATCTGTACACCTGCGGTCTCACTACCACCAAGTGACTGTTCCCTTAGTATTTTACCACTTGCCTGAAGCCCTGGCACGAGCATAACGATACTTAGTTTGATGTTGCTGTTCATTAGTGTTTTCACTTTCTTTTCTCCTGAGTTTAATATATGTTTATACGTAAGTTATT